GATACCACAAGGACAGAAATTGCCCAGCTCTTAAGAGAACTACAGGCAAGATAACAAGAACAGATGAATCAAATGCCATCGACCAAGGAAAAACTTTGTGTGGATGGTGTGGAAAAGAAAAATAATTCGTAAATTTGCAAAAAAAATAGGAGATATGAATATAGGAACATTGATTATTTTAGCTATGGTAGGAATCCCTTGTGTGGCATTTCTGATATTTTGTGCAACGTCTAATGGAAAGAATTGGCTACGCCAAAATAATATGTTATAAGAAATATAGTATTAAAATAGGAGATTGATATATGGAGAATATTGGAATAGTAATTAGTATTTTGGTAGGATTGGTAACTTTGTTATCAATGCTTGTATGGTTTGGACGTTTCATCCAGCGTGTGAATGTACATGACAAGAAACTAGATGATTTATCTGAAGATGTTGAGGACTTGAAGTTGGATATGAACTCAGTTAAGACTTTGCTTATGGCGAAGTTTAAGGACTTCGAGGTGGTCTTTTCTGGAAAGCATTCGCCTAGAGCCTTGAATGAAACCGGCCAGAAGATATTTGATGATATGCACGGAAAAGAGTTTTTGGAAAAGAACAAGGCTTTGTTGTTTGCTTACGTTGACAAGAACAAGCCAAAAACTGCCTACGATGTTGAAGGCTTGTGCTATTTGGCTTGTCTTATGAATGTGAACAACGATGCTTTCATAGAGATAAAGAGCTTCCTCTACAATTATCCTACCATAACTTTGCCTGATGGCAAAGAACATGAGGTAACAATGGATGAGGCTTGTTCTGTACTTAGCCTTCCTTTGCGTGATATGTACTTAGAAGAGCATCCTGAGATTGTGAGATAATAAAGAGCATAAAGTTTGTTCGTAAATTTAAATTCCAAAATAAGTTTATAGATTGTTTTGAAAGAAACGCTAAAACATTAGTAAATACAGTGTATTATGAATCTGGTTTGGAAATTAGAAATCATATTTTCGTAATTATCTGATATTTGAATAGTTAGCGTAAATGGTTGATTTCTAGACAGTCAGAAGTATAGTGTTTTAGAAACGTTTGACACGTTAAACGTGACAAATGAGAGCGTTTGTTTTGAAATAGCTTTGAAAATAAAATAACTATGGCTACATTTAAAATTGTTGTTCAACATCAGAGGTCAGATGGTTTTTACCAAGTGTATATTCGAATGACTCATAATCGTAGGTCGCTTTATATTAAGACGAACAAGATGGTGGGACAGAAAGGCATCGTGAAGGGTTCTCATGATGTGAAGGATTCTTTTGTGCTAAATCCACTGAACCAAATTATTGAAGAATGGATGTTCAAGCTTAATAAGCTAGACATCCGTTCTTGGAGTGCTGAACAGGTTAGGGACTATCTAGAACAGGACGATGCAGATGTGTGTTTCTCAGACTTTGCAAGAGAATATATTGATGAGTTGTCTGAAACATTGAAACCTCAGTCTCTTGTAAATTATCGCAATACCCTGAATAGTATAGAAAGATATTGTGGTTCTGAGAAGGTAATGTTTAGTGAATTGAACACCAAACTAGTGCAAGGATGGATAGATAGTATGAAGGATTCTAAGGCAAAGAAATCTTACTATCCTCAGTTCCTAAAAAAGATGTTCAAGGCAGGTGTGGCTAAATATAATGATTATGATAACGACATCGTAAGGATAAAGGTGAATCCTTGGACTAAAGTAGAGTATCATAAGCATGCTATTCCCAAAAAGCGTGCTATCTTGATGGAAGATTGCAGAAGGATTTTTTCAGTAATTCCTTCTTCTAAGACAGAATGTTTGGCTGTGGATGTGTGCAAGATGGTATTGTGTCTTGCCGGAATCAATGTGGCTGACCTGTATGAAATGAAGAAGGTTGACTATTACGATGGTATTTTGCATTACAAGCGACAGAAGACACGAACGGTTAGAGCTGATGAAGCTTATATAGAAATGAAAGTACCAGATATGCTCATACCTACCATGATGAAGTATTTCTCAGATAAAGAAGACCCTTATCTGTTTAATTTTCACAAAAGCTATGGTTGCAGCAGGTCGATGGACGGTAATTTGTGCCTATTCCTAAAGAAATTCTGTGTGAATACATTGAAGGATAGTGAATTGAAGATAACACCTTATACTTTTCGCCATACTTGGGCTACAATAGCTCAAAATGATATTGGTGCCAATTATGAAGAGATAGGTTTTGCGATGAATCACATCAGTACTCATAAGATTACCATGGGATATGTGAAGCCAGATTTCTCTAGAGCCTGGGAACTGAATGAGAAGGTGGTGGAGAAGATTTTCTTTACCAATGACCCAAGCAGACGAATACAGGAGTATCATGCGCCTGTTTTTGAAAAGGTGGAGGAAACCTTTGAACTCAGTGCCGATGCCTTCTTCATGGGCGAGGTGGTGGCTCATGTGGATGGAAAGGGCTACAAGAACACAGATGAGATTATTGACCAACTGATGGTTAACATAAACGACAACGTGCCTAGCACTTGCACCATACAGATAAAGGTGAAGAATATCACCAAAGACCAGACAAAGTATTTTGAGCGCATGAGGGATAAAAAGTAGCTAGTATATCGTAAAACTGTGCCAATATATCTTAAAATTGTGCCAATAAAACTTAATATTTGACGGATTCAGTCAATTTCATACCATAGGGTAGTCTTCTCTAAAGTAGCAGAAATTTTAGAGAAGGCTACCCATTTTTTGTATTTAGCCATTATTAACAATCTTAAGATTCTTGATGTTGATGGTGGTCTCCTGTTTCTCAAATTTCTCCTCCAACTCCATGAAGGACTCCTCCACAGACAGGCTTCTACGCTCATCATTGTTGAATGATATGGATTGAAGCTTTGGAGCAACGTATGGGAGGAACTTTGCTACTATAGCCAAGCGTCCGGCAGGTTCTTCTATCTGCATGAGGTCATTGGCGAGAGAGTAGCCTTTTTCATTGATGCCGTTGAAATAGCCAGTGATGGCATCGCTAAGGCTTTCACGTACCGTTTTTGTAATCTTGTTTGTCGTGCCAGCTTTGCGTCCACCAGTCTTCTTTCGCTTTGGTTTCGGCTCATTGCTATTGTCTTTTTTTGTTGCCATATTCTATAGAATTTTATTGTTTACTGATACTTTTCGAGTGCAAATATAGTGAAAAATAACGAAAGTTGTTGTTCAAGTTGCGCAACTTATCACAGATAGGTGAGAAAAACGCATTACTTTAGCACTGTTTAAACATTAAATTCGAATTTTATGGGACTTATAGGAAGTATTGCTGGCTTAGGAGTATCTGCTGTAGGTGGTGCTCTAGCAGCCAAAAAACAAAATGCTGCATACAACGAATACATCAAGACCTTTGAGAATCGTATGCAGCAGGTGAAGGACCACCGTGATAATCTTTATTATCAGGACCCGACACAGACAGCCGAGAACCAGGTGGCAGTGACCAACGCCCAGAAGGTGCTGGATAATGCCACGCAGAAAGCCAAGAATACCAACATCGTGAGTGGTGGTAGTGATGAATCTGTGGCACTGAGCAAACAAGCAGCCAATGAGCAAGTGGGCAACATGATTCAACAAGCTGCTGTGCAAGGTGCCCAACAGAAAGAGAATGTATGGAACACCGCAGATTCTCAGATAGACCAAATGACCAACTACATTGCTACCGCCAAGAAAGAAAAGGGTTTGGCTCAGGCGCAAGCCATTCGAGGTGCAGCTGGTGGTTTGGCTAGTGCTGCAAGTAGTTTGCCGTTGTAAGGAAAGGAGGTAGATATGGGATTTATGAGTGACGATTTAACTCCAAAGCGTCCAGCTACGGCTGTGATACCTATAACCGATTTTCCATCCAATGGTGATGGGCAGTCAGCACCATCTGAGCCTGTTACTTCTTCTGTGCAGACACCGACACCGCCAAGTGGGGATAGTGCAGCAGCACAAGCTACTTCTACAACTGCAACAGCTCCAATAGATACAAATGGATTGGTGGTTGGTAATCAGCCATCCTTCACTCAGCAACCTACTGAGGAAGTAACCGAGGTAACTCCAAACCAAGGTATTTCGATTGATTGGAGCAAACCTTATGCCGATATAGAGCAGAATCCTCTCTTGCAGCAGATGAAGCCTTATGACATCATGAGGGACTTCGAGAAGAATGGCAATGGCGATTGGGCTTCTTTTATGCCATGGCTTCAATCTCTTGGTGATGTGGATAAGACTATAGCAGCCAATGCTGCTTTGCAAAAGAAAGCCGAGAGGCAAGCCAAATGGGAACGGTTAGGCAACCTCTTCCAACATATCGGCAACTTCTTCGGCACAGCTATCGGTGCTCCTGAGCAGAAGGTAGAATCAGCCCAGGCATTGACGGAACGCCAACGAAAGCTGAGGGAAGGCACTGATGCCCTTCGTCAGAAAGGATATGACCAGATGATGGCGAATATCTGGAAGGATAGAGCCAATAAGCAAGCTCAGATGCAAGCAGAGGCAGCAGCCAAGGCTAATGATGCCCTTGCTGCTTATCGTGGTTCGCAGAAGGCACAGGAGGATGCTTTGACACCTGAAAAGGTGAAGACCGAACAGGCTAGGCAAGCAGCTTCTAATGCAGCAGCTGGTCTTTCTACCGCCAAGACCAAGACGGAAGACGAACTGAGAGGAAAGAAGAGTAACTTGCTTACCGCCCAAGCAAACAACGCCAATGCAGGAGCAGCCGACCATAACGCAGGTGTGACTGTGAAGAAAGCACAAGTAAGGAAGATTAACGCTGAGGCCGAGAAGGCAAACCGAGGCAACCAAGCCGATAAGGAAGCGGACGATTTCAATACCAACTATGTGAACGACCCTGTTTTCAAGAAGCATGTGAATGAATGGGCTACACACAATGGTATGAATATCGGTGGCAATACTGATGGAAGAGGTGGAACTTGGGCTAACAAGTACAATCGCCAACAGGCATCCGCTTATGCTAGGGCTAAGATGGCTAAGGAGGGAAAGAAACGAACCGTTCGCCCTTATGGTGGAAAACCAGCCAAGGGTAAATCGAGCACAAAGGTAGATTATTCTAAGTATCAAAGAAAATAACATAATATATGGCAGACAAAGACAACAAATCTAAGTTGACTTATCACGTATGGGATAAGGACAACAATGAGTATGACATCCCTGACGAGGTTGTTCAGCAGCGAGGCATGGATAACTTCGCCAAGGACTTCGAGGGTGGCTATATCACCATGTTTGACGATAAGAAGCAGAAGGTGGATGTGCCTATCGAGGATGTGGGAGAATATCGTAAGCAAGGTTACATTTGGTATGATACCAGTGGAAACGCTACCCCTATCAATGAGGTAGGCAAGAAGCCTTCTCCTTCTTCATCTTCTCAGGGAACAGAACAGTCTCAATATCCTCAGAAGGTACTTGATGCTTTCAACTCTCCTGACAACAAGCCGGGCAACTTCAAGGACTTGGCACAGCTGAATGATGAGTATCAGCGAGGCGAGCTAAAGAAGCCTAGCTTGATTTCGCAAGTACTCGGCATGATGCCGAAGGTGGATGCTGGTAATATCGGTAGGGAGCAGAAAATGGGTGGCATGATTACCAGTATGCTTCTTGGTGGTAATGAGCTGCAAGCATACCCGATGCAGCAGCCACAAGACAATAATCAGCAGGTACAGCAGACTTCACAGGTGAATGCTACCCAACAGCAGGAGCCAGCTCCTTCTATCCCTAGCGTAGTGAACGACAATACTTTGATGGATGCCAAGTTTGCTAACTATCTTGAAGATTGGAAGACGCGACCAGATAAGGAAGGCAACTATTTTGAGAACTTCGTGGCTGACCTTGAAGCTGACGGTATGAATCCAGATGAGGCTCTTGAAGCTACTCGTAGTGCGCAGAACAGATATGCTAATCGTTCGGCCATTGAAGTAACCAATAAGGTTGTTTCTGCTTTGGCAGATGATACGGTACAGGATGCCGAAAAGAATATCGAGGCTCAATTGTATAGCCATGATGTGCAAGATAAGTTGAAGCAGGAGGCTTCGGCTATGGGTATAAGCTATGATGATTATGTGGCTTACTACTTGAAGCCAGCCATGGTTGAAAGCCTTGTGCAGAAGTATGGGCAGAACTATCGAAACATCGCTGAAGGCATCGCTACTCGCCTCTATTCTCACGATGAGCATGTACAGGACAGACTGATGAACCAAGACATCAATGATGCGCTTTCAGATGTTATTAGCAAGTATGTGAACCCTTCTGTGGTGGATGAGTATAACAAGGCGCAGGAGGCAGGAAGTAAGGCTTTTAATGAAGGTATGGAAGGAAGTCAGAATATTCCAGCCAGTCTTCGCCTTGGTACTGCCATCGCTTCTCAGTATGAGGCTAATCAAGCCAAAGACCCTCAGAAAACTCTCAGTGCATTGCAGAAGAAGTTTAATGGTCTTTACAAGAATCCTCAGTTTCTGAACGATATGAGCAACGCAGCCTTCAAGGTGATGCAGCGATATGGCATGAATGGAACTCTGAGCGGAAATCCTAAGCAGTTTAAGCCGATGATTGATGACGTGTTGAAGGCTCAGCTCAATCAGTTGGAGGTGAAGAATATGATACCAAAGGGTAGTGCAGAGTATATCATGAATACAGGCTTGGGTAATACCATAGTTGGCAAGATAACACGAAAGTTGGTGCAGACCGACTATCAGAACTGGTTGGAGGATATTGCCAATCAACAGTATCAGCCGGGCTTCTGGGAGCGTGTAGGCAGTGGAGCGTTGACCTTCGCAGGTGATGCTTGGAGTTATTGGCTTCCTGGTGCCGCAGGTGGCAAGGTAACCAAGAGTATGCTTGCCAAGGCTGAGGGCAGACTGGCTAGCGACTTGATGGCTAAGGGCATGGAAGCCAAGATGGCAGAGCGTGCAGCCAAGGTTCTCATTGGTAAGAGTAAGGGAATGGCGTTGAAGACTGGTGCAGCCCATGGTGCTTTAACATTTGGCGGACAGGCTGCTATCTCCAAGCCTATTGATGAAATCTATCGTACAGGTCAGTTTGATGAGAATGGCAAGGTTTACAATCCTTCTGTGGGCAAGATTCTTGCCAATACTTTGGACGAGGTGGTTAAGCAGAGTGCCGTAGGTGCCATTATGCAAGGTGGTACTATTGCCAACATGGTAGGCAAGGGCAGAGGCTTGGCTACCAATGTTCTTGCTGATGTAGGTGGCAAGGTGGTGGACTCTAGCATTATGACCGGTCAGCAGATGTTGGAGCGTATGGCGCACGACCCGAACTTCAAGCCTACAGGCAAGGACTTTGCCGAGAGTGCTTTGGAGAGTATGGCTAATCTTGTTTCCATCGGGTTTCCTGGTATGGTGGGCAAGTATGCCCGATTCAAGGATGCCAAGGAGTTTAACCGCAAGTTTGACTTCAACGACCAAGATATTGCCGAGTTGAAGAGATTCGGCTATGATGATTTGCGTGATGCCTTCGAGAAGTTGGGCATCAATGGTTATCGTGCAGATGGTGAAGGTGTGCAGATGATGGGGCAACTCACTGATAAGTACATGAACCTGATGAACGATAAGAGCGTGCCAGAGGTATTGAAGGCAAAGATGATGGCTGTGGTGGAAGGAAAACGCCCTTCTTCCTTCTCGCCAGTTATCGACTCAGAAGTTTATCTTGGTGATGATGGCAAATACTATCTCGATACCTATAACAAGGATGGTGGAGTGGTGGAACGTAAGGAATACTCTTCGCATGAAGCTGCTCGTAAGGACGAGAAGAAGCTAGACTTCGAGAAGTCGCTGAATATCACTTCTGAGTATGAAAAGGCTTACCATACCGATGCCTTGCAGGACAGACTGAACACTGTATATGAGCAAGCTAGGGATAGGTATGCCGCAGGTGAGCAACTGAATGACGAGGATAAGGCTGCAATCTATCTTCATCAGAATGCCAGTGCCATCGGTGACATCATGCAGAAACAGCAGAAAGGCATGGAACTGACCGAGCAGGAGCAGCAGATGGTGAACGGTTATCGCCACTTCTATGATAGTGTTTTCGAGAATAGCCCTATCATGAAGGAGTATGTGCGCACCTTCGAGGATTCGCAAGGTGTAGAGCATGGTACGCTTCGCAAGGCTCTAGAGGGTGATGGCAAGTCTCGCACTGCCGAACAGCAGAAACTTGTGGAGGAATACCAGAAGCAGCTCTATAACGACATCGTGCTGAAACGAGAAATGAACGATGCAAAGGAACAGATGAATCAAAACTTGATTGAGGGACAGCGTGAACTGCCTGGTGCCACACAAGAAGGTGGTGCTTCGGCTCAGAATGCTGAGGCTACAGCTGAAAAGCCTGTAGATGCTTCTGTTTCTTCTGATGTTCCACCAACAGAACCGCCAACGCCTCCAGTTGGGGGTGAAACGCCTTCAAATGTGGAGGGTACACCTTCGGTGGAGAACGGTTCAAGTCCTTCTGATGCCACTACTGCATCCAATGAAAGCAAATCTGATGCCTATGTGATGGGACAGAATGCCTACCAGAATGGGGATGCTGAGGGCTTGAAAGCGATTGACCATAACGATGATGTGTCGAAGGCTAGATTGAAGCGTGCTTTTGCCGATAATGAGGCTATGATGGATGTGGTGGTGAAGGCTTACGAGGAAGGAAAGGACATGGAGCAGTTTGTGGCTCAGCGTGCCAACTCAATGACTACAGCACAACAGGATGCCGTGCGTAAGTATGTGGAGGCTCAGGATGCCAAGAAGGGCGTTTATGATGCTCTGCAACATGCTGATGATGGCTATGGTGATGCCTTGAAGGAGCTTCTTTGGACTTATCAGACCGAAGACGGAAACATCGTTCCAGCTACCCTTACTACTGGTCAGCAGGTATTCTTGAAGAAAGCCAATGAGTATGGTGGTGGCTTCGTGGTTGTGCCTGATGAGGATGGAAATCCTGCCATCAAGCAGGTTTCTAGTGCCGAAATCAAGGAAGTGGGTACGCCAGTTCCTATGGATGATTACATCAATCAGCAGGTTACTGAGCAGAAGAATGCTAGACAGCAGCAGTTCTTTGCCCAGTATGATGGCAGTGGGTTGAAGCCTAGCGACACCGTGGAGATTGCCATGGAAGCAGGTGAAGAACCAATGCAAATGACCTTTGCAGGATATAGCGAGGATGGCAAGATTGTGCTTTCTGATGGAAAGGACAATATCGCACTGACCAAGGACGAGTTTAATACTTGGCGACAGAACGCCCTCGATGCCTCTATTGGTGCAGAGCTGGATGCCGAGGACGCACAGCGTGCCAACGATGATGCAGCCAAGGCTGAGGCAGATAAGAAGCAACGATATAATGAAGGTATCATAGGCTTGGGCATGGGACAGCCTGATTATTCCTCTAAGGACACAGAGCCAAAGGTGGCAGCTGAGTATCTACAGGAGCAATTTGGCAATGACCATGGTAAACTGATGAACCTTATCAGTGGTAGCCGTTCTGACATCAAGGAACAGTTGGATAACAAGAGAAAGGCTGCATCTGAATATGAGGACTGGCTATCTCTCAATGCCGACTTGGACCCAGAGAAGGCTCAGAAGGTGGAGAACGACTTGGCACTTGTTAATGAGCAGATTGCCGACCTTGAAACTCGTTATAAGAACTGGAATGCTATCCGCAAGGAGGTTATGACTCCAGAGGAGGCTAGAACCTTGAAGAATGAACGCAAGGCTGAAATCGAGAAGGCAGGTGTGGACGAGAACGCAATTACATCTGCTGATGAGCGTGAGGTGGCTGTGCTAGACAATAAAGAATTGAAGAAGCAATATCCAACCATGGATGAGGCTAGCAACTATATTGCCTCTGAGCGCAAGCGCATCTATCATATTCAGAATGACGAGGTGCAGCCACAGATAGATGGTATCAATGAAGCCCTGGAGCAATATATGAATGATGACATTGATTATTCGGCTGACCAGTTGAAGGAATTGAACACTACCAAGGCACAGCTAGAGGCTAGACAGACTAATCTATCTGCATCGGCAAAGGATTTGAAGGCACAGGATAAGTTGCTCAATACTCTATATAGTGCAGAGAATAAGGAGGAGAGAGCTAAGGCGATGGAAGAATTGACTCCTTCTGAGCAGCGCAAGGTTCTTGTGGCTGATGCGTTGAAGAAGAATGACCTTGGAGTAATCAAAGAGATATACAAGGATGCTTCTATTGATGTTATGGACTTAACGCCTCAGACATTGGAGGAGGCTGTGTCGGAAGCATTAAGCCCTCATAGCTTGAATGCCGAATCGCTTCAAGCGGAATTGGGCAAGGATAACTTCAAATATGGTATTGGTAAGGGATATGATTCTAATAAATTCAATTATCTCCTTGCCAAGAAAGGCACAGGTTTGTCGGTTAACGAGTTTGCCGTGAGAGTGTACAATGACCTTCCTATCAACTTGCAAGAATTGGGCTATTCTGACCAAGACGTGAGAAACACCTTGCTCGATATGTTCAAGTCCTACGACAATGTGAAGGAAATGCGTAATGTGGCACTTATGAACCGTATCGCTGCTGCTGAGGAAGAACTTTCGGCAGAGGAAGAATGGTATAAAGCCCAGAAAGAGCGTGAAATCATCGAAAGACAGGCAGAAATCGAAGAATATAATTCGTATATTCAAGATAAAACATTATCTTTGCCTTCTGAAAGCGAACTTAACGCCATCGAAGGCATGGAATACGACCGTATGATGGAGGCTGAGGAACGTGGGCAAGTTCTCAATAGAAGTGCAAAAATCTGAGGGGTTTTAGGCTTAATAATCTATACCTGAAAACACCGAGGGGTTTGGGGGCGAGTAGCCCCCATGTATTGAGCTATGTCAAGAAATTCAATGAGCAATGCAATAAAATAAAACGGGGAGACCGCTGTCTCCCCAGAAATAATTATATTTGCATTGCTATGTACAAACAAATTATTTCGGAGCAAAGGTACACAATAAATGTGTTACTCCAAAAGAAAATGAGTAAAAAAGATATTGCTAAGGCAATAAATGTAGATTTATCCACCATTTATCGCGAATTAAAGCGAAATAGTGGCAGTCGTAACCATTACAACTGGGAAACAGCAGAAGCCAATGCCCGCCGCAAAAAGCGCAGAACTCCAGGCAATCGTCGCATCTCCCAGGAAGTAAGGGAAGAGGCTCTGCGCCTACTAAAAGAGAAGCAATGGTCCCCAGAACAGATATCTGGCTACCTTGCCAAAGAAGGCAAGCGCATCTCTACGGAGAGTATCTATCGCATCATCAGGAAAGACAAAAAAGAGGGAGGCTCTTTATATAAAAATTGCCGTCACAGATTGAAGCATCGTGCAAGACCTGTAGGTGGCAAACGTATTGTCATACCTAATCGTGTGAGTATCAGTGAAAGACCCAAAGAGGTTGATGGAGTGCGATTTGGTGATTTTGAGATGGATACAATCGTTGGAAAGGGTAATTGTGGAGCAATTGTCACATTGGTTGAAAAGCAAACAAATATGTTGTTTATGAGAAAGTTGAAGCACGGAAAGAATGCTAAGAAATTGGCAGAGACAGTAAAGCAACTACTTATGCCATTCAAGGGAAAAATAAAGACCATAACAACAGATAATGGGGTGGAATTTGCGGCACATGAGATAATCAGCAAATCTCTTGGTGTACCAGTGTATTTTGCTGATCCGTATTCCTCATGGCAAAAGGGTGCTATTGAGAATGCAAACGGACTCGTTAGGCAGTACATTCCTAAGTCTGCTGCGTTTTCAAACTTCAGTCAGCAGAAAATAACAAAGTTTATGGCAAAAATTAATGAGAGACCAAGAAAGAAATTGAATTTCTCAACACCAAAGGAGTGCTTTTACAAAAACATTTTGTAATTTTGCACTTGCTTGTTGAATTCGCGGTGAACGTGAGTATAAAGAATATGTTAAATCAATTTTACCAGAAATAGCAGATTATGATGACAGAAGCAATGAAGAAGGATATGGAGGAGGCGGTGGCCTGGGTAGCGACTCTTCACGGAGAGGAGTTGATGAAGGAAATCGCCAAGGCGAAGAAATTAGTGGCAGAGAAGCATCTTCTCAGTCCGAGACTGGAGAGAGCACTGATAGCGGACGCACAGGGCGACAAGAGACTGGCAGCATGGAACCTGGCGAAGGCTCAGTTGTTCGAGGCGCACATCTACCGCAAGAAGCATCCTTCGGAGAACGTTTAAAGAATGCCATTGCAGAGACTGAGCCTAACCCTTCTGAGGCTCAGAAGAAGGCAGGTAACTATAAGAAGGGACATTTGTCATTTGGTGGCTATGACTTTACTGTAGAGACACCGAAGGGCACGACACGTAGCGGTAAGGACGAGCAGGGCAAGCCTTGGAGCGTGACCATGCACGACACCTATGGCTATATCTTGGGCAAGATTGGCGTGGATGGTGACCATATTGATATGTTCATCAATGATGCTGCTGACCTTGATTCTTTTGATGGTAACGTTTATGTTGTTGACCAAGTGAACCCAGAGACTGGTGAGTTTGACGAGCATAAGGTGATGTATGGCTATCCTTCTGAGGAGGCTGCTACAGAGGCTTATCTTGCCAACTATTCCAAGGACTGGAAGGGACTTGGTAAGGTTACTGCTGTGCCAAAGGCTACCTTCGATAAGTGGTTAGAGTCTTCCGACCGCAAGACTAAGCCATTTGCGGACTATGCAATGATTAAGAAAGGTGCTCATCAGGACTTTATTTCAGATATGGAATATACATACGAGAATGATGTGCATCCTTCGGAGGAAGATAAGCCTAAGATGCAGAAGTTTGCAGAGCGTTTGCTTGATTTCCACCAAGATAGAGAAGATAAGCCTGAGTATGGATATACTATGCTTTCTTCTAACATCAATGGGGATAAACTCTATCCAAGCGAAAAGAAATGGTTTGGTACAAAGAAGTATCGCCAGGGTGTTTCTTGGGTAGATAAGGATAATGTATGTGCTTATGAGTTGAATCCTCGCTTTAACGCTAGGGGGTATCTTACTGCTGTAGGCGTACATAAGTTAGTGCCTCTTGCATCTTTTGACCGTGATGTGAAGGAGGTGAAGCCTTCGCAAATGACGGAGGCGCAGAAGGTGGCTTTTGATGCCGTTTCTGCTATGCTTAAGAAGGCTGGAATACCTGTAAGGGTGATAAGCAACGAGGAGATGGAAAAGGTGGCAGAAGAGCAGGATAATCTTGCTATCTCTATGCTGATGAGCGACCCACAGCTTCGTTTCAACATCAAGACACCTGAGCAGAAGAAGGCTGCTAAGGCTGCATACGATTGGGCAACTGAGCATCGTCCAGATAAGTATGCGCAGTATGCCATCGTCAACATGGATAACCCTAACCAGATGCCAGAGTACTTCCAAAAGAAGGCTTTGGCTGAGCAGTGGCGTAAGTACTATACCAACGCTTGGAGAATCGGCAATTACAAGGCTTTTGACCTCAATAAGCCTTTTGAGGAGCAAATCAAAAACGTAGTTGGCAAGGTACCTGAGGAGTTCGACCCTTACAAAGTTGACAGAAACAGAGAGAAAATTTCTGATTTGAAGAAGCAGATTAAGGAAACTCATGCCAAGCTTGATGCAGCAGGTAACGAGCGTATTGCCTATCAAAATCAGCTGATGCAGCAATATATGGATGAGCATGGGCTGAGTTCGGAAAACGAAATCCCTGATGATGTTTGGATGAAATCTAGACAAACGGCTATGCTGGAGTATAGCTCTAAGCGAAGAGAGTTGGAAGCTAAGTTGCAAGATTTGGAGAACCAACTGAAAACTGTTGCAGAGCCAGGAATCAGCTTCATGCGTACCTATCATGGTAGCGGTGCTAGCTTTGACAAGTTCAATTTGTCTCATGCTTTTGAGGGTGAGGGAAGTGAGACTTTTGGGCATGGTGTGTATGTTACAAACTCTAAGAAAATAGGTGATAATTATGTACAACGTGCAAAAGATAGAAAGGGAAAGTTTGGATTTGATTATAAGATTGATATGTCTGCCGATGCTGGACAAATGCTTAGCCATTATATCAATAAAAACCAAGATGTAGATAAGGGCTTAGAAAACGCTAGACAAGACTTGAAATCTGCTTTGGAAATGTTCCCTGATGATGAGACATTGAAAGAGTTGTCTGCTATTTTGCAAAAGAACAATAATGAGATAGCAGAGGCAAGTAATGAAGCTTATCTCTATGACGTGGATATACCAGATGATAATGGTGAAAACTATCTTGGATGGAATGAATCTCAAAACTTCCCATTGGAAAAATGGTACAGACTTTGGGAAATTACCCATCATGGATTCAATGAAAATGAGTATTTCAAAGATGGTGGAGCGAATTATGATAAAGATAGGATTGAGCGTATCATCCAAATGAAACTTGATTCTCCTGAGAACGGCATGCAGAAACTTCCTACATTAAAAGGTGAAGAACTTTATCATGCTTTGGAAGACTTCTTCGACCGTGAAAGACCTTTGCGTGGTGCAAAATTAGCGTCAAGGGCTTTGAGTGAAATAGGTTTTGTCGGTATCAAGTACCCTGCTGGCATGATTCATGGCGGTGCAGAGGAAGGCGATTACAACTATGTGATATTCGATGAGAACAATGCCAACATATCTGGTAATACTAAGTTTGCTCAGGGTAAGGGTGTGGTTTATGGCTACACTGATGGCAAGCAGATTGTACTGAACCAGAAACATCTGAATCCTAACACGCCTATCCATGAGTATCAGCATATCTGGCGCACAGCTGCTAAGGCTAAGAATCCTGAACTAATTGAGCATGGTGATAATCTCATCAAGCAGACGGAATGGTTCAAGAACTTACAGAGCGACCCTAACTATAAGCATCTGAGCGAGGAGAAACTGTGCGATGAGGCTTTTGCTCGTCTGACAGGTGACGAGGGTGAAGCAATACTTGAACAGATGGCTAAGGATGCCATCAAGGAGAATCCGCTTGATACAGCTAAGGAACTGAGTGTTATCAATAAGTTGAAGGAGTGGTTGAAGAAGTTCTGGTATTGGACTTTGGAGACCTTCACCAAGTGGAAGCCTGAGGACATCAAGAAAATGACTTTGGAGGATATTCGTAACCTTGTGCTGAGAGACTTGGCGCAGGGAGTGGACCCACGTACCGTGCTGAAAGGTCAAATGACCAAGGACGAAGCTGTGTCTTTACGCCAGCAGATGGCTGATAATGCCGAGCCTGAAAGAATCCTCGAACATACAGAGGATAACTGGTTACAGGATTTCGGCAAGGATGGTCGTGTCAATACACCAATAGGTAGCATCAAGTTAGGTGAAAACCAATATAAAAAGGCTGGTAGAGAAGACAGAATCAAACGATTTGGTCTATTGAAACCTACCTTGGAGCGTCCAGATGTTATCTTAGAGAAGCCTGCTCCTAAAGAAGGTGCAGAAAGACAGACCAAGTATCTGTTTGTAAAGTCTTTCAAGAAAGTAGACGGAACAAAGATTCTGAACTTTGAATCAATCACCGTAAAGCAAGGCGAGGATGAAGTTTCAATCAGTGCCCATCAAATAGAGCCTTCAAAATTGTTGAAAGAATTAACGGAATCAAAAATGCTATGGAATCGTTTCAGAGGCGATTCTAATTCCTTGGGCGAGAATCAAGGTTCGGCATTAACTCCATCCGCAAATAACCCAAGCGGAAAGGATAGCGTCCTGAATCCTCATAGCGATGCAAAGATACGCAATTCCTTTGAAATCACCAAGGAAAATGGTGGAAATTTATCTGTGGAGGATAAAATAAAAGCTGTATCTCAGCAATTTGGGGTTGATGAGGCTGATGTGGCCATGTATGCCAATGCTATTAAGAAGGGGTCTACTGCTGAGGCTGCACGTGCCAGAGCCAATATAAAGCGTCACTTGATGCAGGTAAATGAAGGTAACATTTTCTCATTTAAGGATGTTGTTAAGTACACCAAACCTATAAATGAAGCCTTGAAGGAGAATTTTGGTGACCTTGATGCAATGATTGAGGAACGAAGAAAGCAGGTTGAAGCAGAGCGTAATGCTATGGAAGCTGCTAGAAAGAGAGCAGAGGAAGAGGAAGCCAAGCGCAAAAAGCACTTGGAGGAACTTTCTTTGATTCCTGATGATAAACTTGACAAGCAGTATATGGATGCTCTTGCTAAGGGTGATGATGCTACAGCCAGGGAAATGCTTGATGAGGCTGCCAGACGTAAGGGATATGACGATACCGAAAGCGCATATCAGGGCGTAGGTGCATGGGCTGCACCGGGAAACCCTGGATATGAAAGCGACAAGGCGAGACGTGACGATTGGGAATCCAGTGGCTCAGATGTAAATCTGGAGGATATGGCTTTGGGGTACACTCCTCAGCCGGATGATTACTTCTCTCACCCTGAGCGTTATTCGCAGAACACTCCTCATGGATTGGAATCTGTGAAAGCCATCAATACGGCTATTGATGCCATTAAGAATGGCGAGAAGGATGTTAAGGTAAAGGTTTATCGTGCTGTTCCAACTTCTGTGAAAGAAGGAAAGTTGCGTAATGGTGACTGGGTTACTCCTTCTAAGAAATATGCCGAAATGCACGGAACGAACCGACTGGAAGGCAAATATCGTATCATTGAAGATGAAGTGCCTGCTAATCAACTGTGGTGGGACGGTAATGATGCTAATGAGTTTGGCTTTGATGATGGCAAGGCGTATAAATACAAGAATGCCAAGAATAATAGAAAGTTGAACGACCTTGTTACCTATGATGATGAGGGTGACGTTATTCCTCCTTCTAAGCGTTTCAATTCTCGCAAGAGCGATATTCGCTTCATGTTTGCTGGAGAGAAGGGAGCTGCCGAGGCTGATAAGGCTGAGGAGCAAACTATCCGCATGGATAATCTGGATGTTGCTAAGCAGATGGAAGAAGCAAAGAAGGATGCCAAGGCTATCAAAATGGCTACAGGTTGGGAGAAAGGCGTGGATGGCAAGTGGAGATATGAAATGCCTGATGCCAAGATAAAGGACACCATCGATGTAGGTGGTGGAAATATCGTTAAGCGTTTCGAAGAGGATATGCTATGGACTGATGGTAAGTTGGAAGATGCTGTGGATGCACCAAAGCTTTTTGAGGCTTATCCTCAGTTGAAAAATATTAAAATCCATACTGATGCAGTAATGAATGACATGCCTTCAAATGGGGAATACAATCCACAAACAAAGACTATAACCATTCATGCGGATGAATTAAAGTATCTGAATAGCATTCTGAATCATGAAATTCAGCACGTAATTCAGCATGAAGAGGGTTTTGCGCATGGTGGCACACCCGAACAGGTGGAGAGAGATTTCAATGCTGCTAAGGCTGAATGGAAGGCACGTTCCTATGCCTTTGAATTGGAAGAAAAAGCCAAGGAAATGGGTGGTGAGTATAACCAATCTGCTGTAGAGAAAGCCCTTATCCAGGAATATAAGGACATGGATATGCCTGAGTTCATTCCTGACAAGGAAACCCGAATTAAGGGATTCAACTACTTCGCACGTGGCTATGCAGACAGAAGTATGGATGATGCCATTAAGCGTTTCCGTTTGGATAGGTTCCAGCGTACAGACTTTGATTCTTACCAAGAATATAGAAAGTTGGCAGGTGAGGTTGAGGCTCGTAACGTACAGAAGCGTTTGGGTATGACCGATGAGGAGCGCAGAAACTCGTTAGCTTCCGAGACGGAGGATGTGAACCGTGATGAGCAAATCGTGATGAATGGCAATGATGCTAGCTATAGCATCGTGAAAGACCCTGAGACCATTAAGAAGCTGGATAAGGAAGATACGGTGAAGGTTTATCGTGCCATGCAGGTAGGCGAGGATGGAAAACTCTATCCACCGATGGCTGCAAAGGTGAAGGGCAAGTTTGTGGAACCTATCGAACTCGGTAAATGGGAACAGGCAGACGAGCGACCAGAGCTTGCTGATGATAAGGGTATGTTTACCCTCAACAAGGGTAATGGTAAGTCGCTTAAGGCTGCTTACAATCCTTATCTTCATACTTCTCGCACTCCACTGAACGACCAGTTTAGCGAGGCTCAGAATCGCCCTAATATCGTGACCGTAGAGGTTGAGGTGCCAAAGAGCGAGCTGACCAGTGGCTACAAGGCTGATAAAGCCAAGGATGCCGTGGGTGAAGTAGAGTGGAAGGCTGGTATCATACAAGGACAGCTGACAGGCAAGCGCAAAGTGGTGCTTTCTCGTTGGGATAAGCCTGTGCGTATTGTACCTGACAGCGAGGTGGCTGATGTTATCGTCAATGATATGTTCAAGGGCAAGAATATCACTATGCCTTCGAATGTGGTTACTCCAAGTCTGAGAAAAGAGTTGGAGAAGCGAGGTGTGCCGTTTGTGGAGACCGATAACAGAGGCAGAATCGTAGGTGGTGAGAATGATGGTGTGCATTATTCCAAGGTGTACGGTAAAAATGCGCAATCTCCTATCTTGGAGCAGAAGTTGCAGAAGCATCCTGATTCGCTGATGAAGGCTGGAACCTACTTTAGTGGTGGTGGTCTTGTAGAGGAGGGACTGAAGGGCATTATCGACCCAGTGGTGGCCGTGGAATATGACCGGAAGATAAGTGGCGTGTATCGCAACAACTTCGGACAGCATATTGTTACGGCTGACGTGAGAGACGTGGATCCGAAGGAACTGGTGAAGCATATTGATGGCGAGGTGGAGTATTTCCATGCTTCGCCTGTATGCAAGAACTACTCTCAGGCTAAGAGCAATGGGGGCGAGGTGGAGCTTGACAAGGAGACAGCCAAGAGTACTGCCGACTTCATTGATGCCGTGAAACCGCGAGTGGTGACTATAGAGAACGTGAAGGGCTACAAGGACTCTGAGGCGATGAAGATTATCACCCAGGCACTTGACAAGAATAGCTACAAATGGGATGCTGACGTTTATAATGCCGCAGATTTTGGTGGTTATACCAGCAGGGAGCGACTGATTGTTAGAGCCGTGAAGGACGGAGAACTGCCGGAGAAGCCTAAGAAGCAACCACGCAAGGGTGGATGGCTAGAGGCTGTGGAGGATATTCTTCCTACCCTGACGGAGAAGAAAAACGGTGTGGCACCATGGATGGATGCCAGACTGAAGGCTGACGGAATCGACTGGCAGAAGGTGGAGAAGCCTCTTTATGTAATGGGCAGTGCCTATGCCGATGGAAAGATTCCTCATGCCTATGGGGATGAGATTCTGCCAACGCTGAGAACCAAAAGCGGAGACGTTATCATCATGCCGGATGGAAAGGTGTTGCGTGCTGATGGCAGGGTATTGGCTAGAATAACCGGACTGGGCGATGACTATCTGTTGCCTAAGACGGAATCTTTGGCGCATACCATCATTGGCAATGGTATTCCGGTGCAGTTGACCAAGGGCGTGATTGCTCCTCTGCTGAATAAGGATGACTTATCCGGCAGAAATGTGCTGGCTAGACTTGGCAGCTCTATCTTTAAGAATAACTGGGATGCTGACATGCAGGAACAGGTGAGTGACCGGGTGGTGAACACTGCCAACAAACTGGGTGGTGCTGAGGCTACGGTTTACACTTCTCTGGATGAGGTTCCGGATGCTTATCTGAGTGATGTGAAGAATGGGGCTACCGGATGGTATGACCCAACTACGCATACAGTTTATGTTTATCTGCCTAACTGTGCTGATGCCGATGAGGCTCAGAGAACCGTCTTCCATGAGAAGATAGGACATGAGGGTATGGAAGTGCTGCTGGGTGGTGAGCAGGGCGTGAGAAAGTTTGCGGACTTCGTATATAAGTCTGTAGATAAGAAGACGAGGGGCAAGATTCTCGACTTCGCTCATCAGTATGATCCAGGTTGGAACAATCCTGACCGCATCAATATCGGCACGCAGGAGTATATCGCACATCTTGCAGAGGAGGGTCCAACTACAGCTGAGGACTTTTCGCTGTGGACTAAGATAAAGCATTATCTCATCAAGGTGCTTAAGAAATTGGGCATCCGTGTGCCTGGACTTCTGAACGACAAGGATTTGAGATATTACCTAATGAAGGCTGGTAAGGCTCTCCACGTTTGGGACAATATGCCGAAGAAGAAGCAGGAGGCTATGATGGCACAGGCTAGCAATGCCGAAATCAAGGATGCGCTAGCTGATGGTGCTGGCAAGGGCAAGCCGAGACAGAAGAAGGGCGAGAGTGCCATCCAATACATGAAGCGAGTGATGGAATGGAAGGAAGCCCGAGAGGATAAGGAAGACCCAGAGCCACCTATGTTCTATGACTTCGATAAGGATGCCGAGGGCAAGAAGGAATGGGAACGCCTTATCAAGGAGAACCCTATGGCTGATATGTTCGCCTTCGAGAAGCAGAAGCAGGACGAGGCTAGACAGAAGTATGAGGACTGGCTGACTAGACACGAACTGAACGAGCAGAACGATGCCGACCTAGACTTGTACGAGGGCAAGATATACCCAGCCGAGACCAATCCAGAGGCTGATGCCTTGGAGCAGGAAGTGATGCAGGACTTGGCAGAGGTAACTAGTACCGATGTGAGCAAGGAGGGAGCTGCAACCACCGTGAAACATGCGGTTATCCATCGTAGAAAGAATATGGAGGAGGCTAGCGCAGACGATGCCATCTATATCAATGATGTGAAGAACAGCATCGAGAAGATGGCTGAGAGCGGTGCTTTCGATAAGTTGCTTTCCGACTACCAAGGCAAGCCAAACAAGGCTGAAAAGCTAGCTGAGGCTATACCTTATATAATAGAGGCACCTAGACGCATCAGAGAAATCGCCTACAAGCTGAACTCTACAGGTGTGTTTGGTGAGGGACATATCCATATCACTCCTAACGATGTGGAGGCTATACAGGAACTTCGCCCAAAACTTGCCGAGGTGACAGCCAATACACATACGGAACTGAAGAATGGAAAAGAGGTAGAACTCTTCGATGATATGAAGGGCGCAACAGAGGTAGCTAGCAAGGTAGCCAACATCATCAATGGCAACCATGAGAAAGAACCTGGATTTGTGCCTATTGATGGTACGGACATCTTGAATAAGAATGTTTTGCCTATCATATTGAACCGTATCACTCCTTACGGTGTGGACTACAAGAATCTGAGCGAGCCGATGAAGAGCGTGCTTGATAGCATCAGAGACTGGTATAACTATACCTTCGACTGGTTGAAGGACAACAACACCTTGAAGGCAGACACTGGTTTCACCGTGGACTACGTAAACCACCTTTGGGATAAGGAAAAATCGGATAAGAATGCCTATGCCATGTATGTGGAGAACAGACAGCGCACAAAAAGCCCGAACGAGAAGCCACGCCTGATAAACACCATCATGGAAGGCTTGGAAGTAGGACTTGTGCCTAAGACCACGGACATCACCAAGATGATGGCTTACTACAGCAGAAGCAATATCGAGGCTTGGGCTAACAAGACGATGCTCCAAGAGGTGAGCGGACTGAACGTAATCGAGCGCAACGAGGACGGAGAGATTATTTCTTCTGACCCACTGCTTTCTTCGGTTGCACCTTTCAACTTGGAGCAATACAAATACTTCGAGATTCCAGGTGTGGGTCCTGTATGGGTATATAATGTATCGCCTAAGCAGATGAAGGTGAAGAACCCTATCACTGGCAAGGATAAGGTGCTCTATTCGGAGGCAAGTGCAGGAGATAGATTCGGAGTTGTATTCGATACCTATCAGTCAACTCCTTTCTGGAAGGCTTTTGACACATTGGCATCGAGCATGAAGAAGTTGGAGCTTGGCTTCAGTGGATTCCATGCAGGAGCACTGACCGAGGTGTATATGGTGCAGAACATGGTGGAGTATGGACCTAAGAAGGCACTCGCCAACTTTATGAAGTACATTTTTGTCGATACGATGAAGAATCATCAGTTGCCATGCTTTGCCAATCCGCAGGACTTCCAAGAGGCTGCAAGCCACTTGGTGAAGTTTGGAGCGACCAACGACTATGCAGCAGCGGATGTGCAGAACATGTTCGACAATATGCGCGATGCGATGATGAAGGTGCAGGAGAAGTTGAAGGACGGAAATGGAATTTCCGGAACGGTGGCTTTGGCTACTATGCCTTTGAAGGTGGCGACTCAGATGCTTTCGCTCATCAACAAGGGCATGGATAGAGCCTTGTGGGATTTCCTCCATGACGGACTGAAACTTGCTACCTACCGGATGAGGGCAGACAAGACCAAGGAACGTGCCAAGAAGAAGGGATGGACTGAGGAGAAACTGAGCCGGGCTTTGGACGAGGACGGTCAGTTTGTGAACGATATGTTTGGCGGTCAGCACTGGGATGTACTTGGTGCCAGCCATCGAACCTTGCGCTATGCAGGAAGAGTTCTTCTTTCACCAGACTGGAACGCTTCTACTACTCGCCACTTCCTTGCACTCACAGGATATGGCTCTGTATGGAACGAGGCGACCTTAGAGAACTTCAAGGGGTATTACAAGAGACTCTATCATAAGAATCTTACTCCAGAAGACGAGGGCAGAAGGGCTAGACAGATTTCTTCGCTTCTCTGCTATGGATTGGGCTTCATGGTGTTCTACGAGGCTATTGCCAACGGTATCAATGCAGCCTTCCGTGCCCTGGACGAGGAGAAGGAGCGCAAGAAGGCTGAGGAGATAAGGAAGACCAACCCTAACTACCGTAGCCCTTACGAACTGGCTTATCCAGATGGCATGAAGTGGTATGACTATCTGATGAGGGGAAACAGCCTAGGACAGCAGAGCAAAATCTTTATGGGCAGATATGCGGACGGAACGGAAATGTATATCCGACATGGTAAGCAGTTCCGAGAGGTGCCTGAATATCTCTTCAACCATAAGGGTGAACTAGAGTTCCCTGGTCCTATGGTGCAGCGAATGATAGGCAAGGCGAACCCAATGGTGAGAATGACCTTGGACGATATAAACTATCTGAGCGACTTCCAAGCCAGCCATGCCGACCAAGAGATACAGAGAAAGTATGGCAAGGCCATCGGACTGCTCTACAAGGATGCGCTCTACTGGGCACCGTTCTTGATTCCGAGCCAAGAGAACAAGGAGTTTAAGGCAGTGGACTTCTTCTTCCCATCCTCAAAGGGATTCTCTCCTTGGAAGGCTCAGAGCTACTTCAAGGACTTCATCCTGAGCGGTGACATGGAAGGCGTGGTAATGACCTACCAGAGCTGTGAGCGCAATGGCATTGACCCAGAGGAGCAGATAAAAGCAGCCATCGGTAGCGTGAAGGCATTGGAGAGTGCTGAAATGAAGGATGGCATTACTTCCTTGCAGGTGGCTAGCGAACGCTTCGATGAGGCTAAGAGTATCACGGAAAAGAAGAAGATGCGCCAGAAGATGAAGAAATTCCTCTCTCAAAGCGAGTATAAGGCATTCACCCAGAAGGAGGCACTGGACATGGTGCAGAGCTACCTGAATGGGGAGGATGATTTGAAGGAGATGGAAAAGGCTGAAAACAAGTACTTGATGAAGGCGAAATCGGAGGATGTGACAGAGGACTGGAGAATACAGGCTGTATGGAACGGAACGATGGAAACCTACGATGAGTATCAGCGTTTGAAGGATGTGGATAAGGCGAAAGCTAATGCCTTCAAGAACAGCAAGACCAACAAGCGACTGTTTGCAGCTAGAAAGGCTATCTCTGCTGCCAAGAAGAAGATGAACAAAGCCAAGAAGCAAATGAATGGTCAGAACGATGCCGACAAAATGGTGGAGATTCGCAAGACCAGAAAGGAGCTGTTGAAAACATTGAATGAAATGGAGTAGCCCGGCATGATAAAAGCTACGAGGGCTTACTCGATACTCAGAAAAAGAAAAGGGACTTGCTTCACAGCGAGTCCCTTTTTGATAGTCGTAAAATTCTAAATTCCAAATAAATTATATTTTTATAAAAAAATGAAAATCGTATTTTGAAGATGTTGGAGCGATGACTAACCTATCTGGGCGGGTCCGTTGGCTTCTGCCTTCTTTGGCTTTGCCCAATCGATGTAACGCTTCATGGCTTCGTCCATGCTCTGCTGTTCACTCTTTGGAGCTTCTTTCTTCTTTTCGCCCCAAAGACGGTGAGCAATATCATCCAAGCACCACTGCCAATCGTCTCGAAGGGTGATAACCTTGGAGCTTGGCATGATGGTGACATCTGCCTTTGGTGGGTCAACATGCTTTGTGTTGCCATCCTTATCGGTCTCTTCCTTGGTGCAGAGAGAGGCGAAGGGAACGTTATTGTCGTTAAGAAACTTTTCCACATCCTCCTTCTTGTTGTCACAGAGAAGAATGCAGACGGAAACCTTATTCTTCTTCAAGGTGGTGAGGGCTTCTTTCGCCTTGCCTACCAGGGAGAGGTTGCCTTTATCATCCTTGGTGATGATACAGGCTTCGTGAACATTGATTGATTTACTCATACTATCTAATATATTAGAAATTCTACATTTAAAAGAATTGCGGAACAAAAATAAGGGGAAAATATGAGAAAGTAATGTTAAGTTGCGCAACTTATCACTAAGAATCGGGAAAAAGGCGGTATTTTTGACGAAAAATTAAGAATTATGCCAGATAATCGTGTTATAAATGATATTTCGAACTATGCCGAGCCTGGACCTGACTCCCTGGAGGGAGTGAGCAGGGAGCGGTTTGCCCAGACGGACAGCAACCTTCGGCTGATAGAATGGGCTTGCCAATACTTCTATGATGGCGCAGAGCTGAGAAAGAAGTGGAAGCGAGCGCAGGACTTCGTGATGGGCAGACAGCTGGAAGAACTGATAGAGTGGAACGGCAGAAAGATAAGCATCCGTCAGTATATGGAAATGAAGGGTATGCCTATACTGGAATATGATGTGATAGGTGACAAGCTGCTTTCTCTCGTAGGACTTGTGCGCCAGCAGCGCAGTACAGCCTCTTGTAGTGCCGTAGACCCCAACGAGGAGGACTATATCAATTTCTTCAATGAATACCTTCGGCAGAACGACAACTTGAACGACCGGCAGGAGCTAGATGCCAGAATGTTTTATGCCTTCTGTGTCTTCGCCTTCGTGGGCATGAAAACCTACTATGGCAGGAAGGATGGCAAGAATGGCATCTTTGACTACATGGTGGACATCTTTAAGATAGCGTTGCCACCTTTCTTCAAGTATGACCTGAGCGACATAGAATTTATCGCTGAGGCTCACGATTTGACTTGGCGAGAGATAATCGCCACCTTCACCGATGGAAGCAAGGCTGAGGTGGACAAACTGAGCGAGATATATCTACAGACACAGCATCATTTCGCTCCAGAACAGACTTATCACCCGAATGGTGAAGCGCAGTATGCCGGGATAGACGATTTCACCCATTCTTCGGTAATCGGTAAGTACCGGGTATTGGAGATATGGACGAAGGAGACTAGACCAGCCATCTGGGTGCATGACTGGGATGCAGGAACTAGCGGATATGCCTCTCCTGACCAACGAGTTTTCTACGAGGAGAAGAAGCGGAAGCTAGAGGAAGCCAACATCATGAAGGACGAGAACGGTCTGCCTGTGCTCGATGAGAACGGTGAGCCTATCTATTATGTGGACCCATCAGAGCTTAAGACCATCGAAATGAAAGATGAGGTTGAGACCTATTGGTACAGAAGATACCTAACTCCGAATGGCTATCTGCTGGATGCTAGGGAATCGCCTTATTATGTATTGAGAGACGGTTTCAGAACTTCCATCATGCCATATACCTTCGTGGCATATCCTTGCCTGAATGGCGAGGTAAGAAGTTTTTCGATGCGTGCCGAGAATAATCAACGCACCTTGAACCACTATATGATGATGATAAACTTCATTGTAGCGAATGGTGCCAAGGGTACGATGCTTGTGGATGAGAATGCTCTGAGCGAAAAGCAAAGCATCGATGAAATGCAAGTGAATTATACCAAAACAGATAGCATCATCTTGTGGAACTCCAAAAACGGAGGCAAGCCACCGCAGACTTTGGTCAACAAGAGTATTCCGGCAGGAGTTGACTTCATGGTTAACTTCGCCAAGACCATGGCAAGTGAGGGTACAGGCGTGCAGGGTGCTCTGCAAGGCGTTCATCGCAACACTAGCGGTAAGCAATATCAACTGGAAAGGGAAAGTTCTTCTACCACAATACAAGATTTTGTGGAGAGCTTCAATAACTTCAAGGTGAGAATCGCCAAGAAGAAGCTGTATCTCATACAAGAGTTTTGTACCTCAGCGGATAGCGTGAAACTGACAGGGGACGATTTCGAGACACATTTCAATCCAGAGACCATGAGGGATATGGATTTAGATGTTTCCATCGACTTGGACGCTTACAGCCCACTAATCAGAAATGCTAATAACGATATGGCTTGGCAGATGATGGTTAGCGGTAAGATGGACCCATATACGATGCTGACCGTAGGACAATTCCCTGGTACTAGCAGAATGAAGAAGTACTTCAAGGAACAGCTAGAGAAGCTACAGGCGATGCAAGCGCAGCAGCAAGCGAATGGCGAAATGCCTACAGCAGGAGCTGGACAACAGCAGACAGGTACGCCAGCAACACATCTGAAAGATGCAAGCGATGGTGTAAATGACTTGGCAACTTTGCCATCATCGGGCACATAAAAGGAAAGTTCTTAGAATCATAATAAACTCTTTAGTTTTTAGTTAGTAGATTGTTTTTAGGTTTTAGTTTTAAAGGTAAAAAAGATGAGGAAGAGGAGACCGTGATGGCTTTCTCTTCCTTTTGTTTTGTGAGAGCTTAGGAGATACCATATTTCTTCTTGTAGGAACGTAGCTTTTCCATAGGGACGGAAACACGGTACATGTAATACTCTTGCCACTGCTTCAACTTCTTGCCTCTTACCTTGTTGTCTGCATCACAACCGATGGCACCCCATTTGGACGGGGTGTAGTAGTAGGAGGCAGCCTTGATGTCTTTCACGTTCTTGAAGTAGCGTGTAGCCTTCCACTTGCCAAGCTGGACTAGGCGACGGTAGGCGAGCATACCCTTGCGGTTGGGGTCGTAGGTCATAATCGCCCAATCCTTGTGGGACTGGTCGTAGAGCATGTAGAAGCGAGGCGCACCACCTTCCTTGTACTTAGCAAGGGTGGCTTTCACTCCCTTCTGCCACATACGAGTGGAGCGGAAGAGTTCGATACGAGTGATGACTGGCTGGTAGATGGCTATCAGCATCTTGCGAAGATGATTTTGATAAACTTTTTTCATTTTTCTTTTTACTTTTAATTGTTAACTTATATGGACAGGCGATGGAATCGCCTGGAACGGTGGCTCAGGGAGAGGGCTAGCTGCCACCACCTATGCCTGACAGCTCGGCTACTACAGGTGGGCGGTTGCGGAGGCGTTCACGCTCTATCTCTGCCTTTGAGCGGAATGGAACGATTTCCGGTGCTGGCATATCCTTCTCCACGTAGAGGGCGATAGCTCTAGCCATCACACGGTCATCGTGCTTGCCAGCAATGGCACCATAGCAGTCGTTCTGCTTGTAATAGAGGAAGTAGGTGCATTCATCAATGGCTGCAAGCTCACGTTCCATATAGCCACCATCTCGGATGATGCGTGCCATGGTCTTCACTACTGCCACCTTGGTAGCCTTGTTAGTATTGAATCCCCATTTGGTCTCAATGTTCTTCACCTTCTTCAACTTGGACTGTGACGCACTATATAGATTACTGTAGAGAGGGATGAGGATAGGGAAGAACAGCTCTGACTGGTTGCCCTCGGTATTGTTCATACGAGAGTAAGCGGTATTGTTCTCGATAACCAGGAAGGCATCATTAAAGAAATGAGCAATCTGGGCGCAACGCATGGCGAGTTGGTCGGCATCGCAGTGACCATGCCATTCGGCTACAATCTCGGGAACACCACCATAGATTTCATCGTAGCGGTCGAGCACCACGATGTCGGAGAAGTCGGAGGTTTTATGTGAACCACCAATATCGCAGGCTACAACGTAACGGTGCTTGACAATCTCGGAGTTATCGGGTCCAGCCCAAACTTTGAGAGGTCCACCAGCACGCTCTACGAAACGGATGTTGTTCATGCAAGCAGGGTCGGCTGCATCGTAGGAATCTCCCTCGATGTCGCCCACCATGATAGGCTCGATGCCCTTGCAGTCCTCTTCCATCTCCTTCAACTTGTAAGGGTCGAAGACGGTAGTGCCGGAGAAGAGGAAGGCTTCCACGTCATCGGAAGGATATTCCTGGCGCATGCCATCCAAGTCGCTGTACTTCTTGCACTCATTCACATACCAATGGATGCCTTCGAGGGTTGCACCCTTGATTTCCCAAAGCCACCAGAAGTAAGAGCCATGATATTGCTCATCCTCACGATTCTTGTAGAGCCAAAGAACGAAATCAATCTTTTCTTGCTCAGACTTGAAAGGAAGGATATACTTCTCGATGTCGAACCATGGAACAAAGTAAGGTGTATAGATGGAAAGGCGATTGCCGTCCTTGTCGAAAGAGTTGGCACGCACCCATTCATCATGAAACTCATTTTCACGCCCATTAGGGGTAGACTCTCGCACGATGAAGGTGTAAGGTCTCGTAACATTGATAGGCGAGATTGCGGCATTGACAACCTTCTGTGGAGTCCACTCTGTAGTGTTAGGGAAAAAGGCTTCCTCGGTGATGTGAGCCATAGCAGCATCGGCAGAACGGCAGGACTCAGGGTTACGAGCCGAACCAGTCTGTATCTTGCAGGAGCGAGGAATGAGGTACTTGATATTGTTCTGAGTGCTTGATGTGCGGAGTTTGCGAGAGTCTTCCTTGAATGTCTCTCCAATTTCATAGTAGAGCCATGTAGGGATGGCATTCGCCAATTTCTCGTACATATCGAACACCTGGGTAGCAGATGAAGACTGGTGACCGATGATGTTGCTGTTCCAGTTGGTCTTCCAGAACATCTGAATCCAGAACATGTAAACCTCGGTATCAGTAGAACCTCCCCATTGGCGACACTTCAAGAGGATAATCAAGATGCTGTGCAGCTCACCATGAAGGCGTTGCCGTTCAAAATCCTTGGTGAGACCTATCTGAGCGTGGTTGAGAAGGAAAGGAATATCATCGCCACCATCCTTATTCTTGATTCGGGCATAGGCATAGGCGAAGAAATAGAAATCATGCTTGCAGCGGAGACGGATGAGATAGCGGAATACTGCATCGCGTGCCTTTTCTTGATCCAGGTCTGCCATGTACTTCTCGCAGAAGGCAGAGATAGAACCGCACTTGATGATGGCGCAGAACTTATTTTCCTTCAACATTTCTACAGGAAGCCAAAGTTTCTTTCCATTCAGGAAATCTGTGATGACGCACTCGAAGCGAAGACCAGGGGCATTCTCTCCTGTAATGGGACGATAAGTAGCGAGGAGGCTTGTGAGCCTTCTCTTATCTTCCTCTAGAATCTCTTTGAGCTTCTTATCGGACAGTTGCTGCTGAGGTCGTACCTTTAATGTGGATTTTGCTACTGGCATTTTTTATTTTTAATGTTGAGTGTTGAATGTTAAATGTTGAGTTTTTGAGATTTGCGAATGAATCCTTCTGCCTTGGCATAGATGAATCCGATGGCAAAGAGGATGAGGTGATAGATGCCAGCTATGTGAGGTAGGAGGCATCCAATCACTAGGAGGATGAGCATCTGCCAGAAGGCTAAGCGTTTTCGCCTGTAGAGCCACGGAGCAGTGAAGCCCATGAAGAAGGAGATAATGACCGATGCGCCCAAGACCGGGAGGGACGGATAATAAAGGAAGGAGAGACCAACGGAGGCAAGCCACGAAGCCAGCAGACGATAGAAGCGGAACTGACGATGCACCATAAGGAGGCACCAGGCATTAACAGCCCAATGGATGAAGTTGGCATGACCGAACATGTAAACGAAATGGGAGTATATTGGGGTTGATGGCGATACAGCCATGTTGGCATGCAACGGAATGATGAAAGCCATCAGGAGGACGATGAGGAGTGTTATATATAATGTACGCATAATGAATGAGAGTTTTATCGAGTGATGAATGATGTTTTCTTATTGCGGAAATAATTGCTGATTTTCATCTGTATGTAGCGAGGAGCCATCCCCATGTTGGGTGCAGGGAGGTCTAGGCACACATACACAAGATGCTTGGTGTTGTATTCCTTGTATTGTTCCATCTGACGGAGGCGCAAGAAATCCTGATAGAAGGCTTCGAAGAGCTTTTCCTTTATGGCTTGATATTTGCCGAACTTAGGCTTTTCCCCCTTGATGCGCTTGCAAACATACCGATAGGCTGTGCTATCAGCGAGATAATAACAAGAGGCTGGCATCTTGGCGATGTAATCGCATATCTTAGCCATGGTGGTAGGATATTCTACCATCCTCTTGGCCTTACGAAAGAGAAGAAGCATTTCCTGGTCTCTTTTAAGGTAAATTTCGGATATGGAATTTAGATGTTTCATGCCAACAAAATTAATTCATCAAGATGCAGAACTTATCACAAAGTAATGCGAAATTTTCCTTAATTTAGCACACAAATATTAAAAATGAACGTTTATGGGAAAAGAAACGATTGATAATCAGAATGTTAAATCAAAGCGAGATTCTTTCAGAGAGCGTCTTGCTCAGCGTTATCCCGACCTGAATATGGACGATGATGAGGCTGTTTATAACCAAATTGCGACCGATTACGACCAGTACGACCAAAGCAAGAAAAGGATGGACGACTTCAACAATATGCTGAAAGAAAATCCTCATGCGCCTGGGCTGGTGACAGGTCTTGTGACCAAGAAAAATGCAGACGGTGGCGACTTCAACCTTATCGACTACTTGATAGACGAGCTAGGACAGGACTACATCGAAGCCATCAATGGTGACGATGAGGCTAGGAAACGCTTGAAGGCTGGCGAGAAGGACAAACTTGCTGCCAGCGAGAAGTTAGCCAAGAGCAAGGAGACACTTGCCGTCAACATGAAGCAAGAAGACAAGGAACTTGATGCAGCCATGAAGGAAGCCAAGATTAAGCCAGAGGCAATCAAGGACTTGATAGAGTGGATGTATAAGCGCAGTGATGATGGCGAAGACCACGATGATGATGGATTCGTATGGCGTGCAGCTCGCTATGAGTTGAAGAAGGCTGACTTCTTGCGCCTCTTCCAAATCAAGGACTTCGACAAGGCGGTGTCTGATGCCGAGGAACGTGGCTACAAGCGTGGCAAGAACGAGAAAATCGACCAACAGAAGCAGCTACATGATGGAAGACAGGGTGGCAAGCGGAACATCAATATCAATGGTGGCGGTGGTGCTCCTTCTCTTCCAAAGGAGAAGAGCCGAACCGAACAGGTGTATAGCCAGATGGTTGGAATGTAGCTCTTATCAATTAAGAATTTATAGTTAATAATTAATAGTTTAAAAAAATGTAGATTATGAAACAGTTTAAGAAATGGTTTGGATTCATGATGGCGATTTTCGTCATGATTCTGAGTGGTGGCAGCTCTTATGCTATGGCAGAAACTCCTCCTAATATTCCAGCAGGTGAAGGTGGCGGTGGTCCTACAGGTCCAACGGATGGACCAGGTGTAGGTGGCACGGGTCCAAAGTGGCAGGGTGGAAGCCAAGAGCAACAGGAGAAGATGAGCAACTGGGACTACTATGTGGCTCATGTGAACCCTACCGTGGTGGAAATGAAGCTGGAGAGTTGTCCAATCGACCAGATTCTTCGAGCATCGAAGCGTATGACTCCTGTGACCAGCAACCGCATCGAGTATTATTCCATCGGTCAGCGACCAATCAAAACCAAGCTGACGGAGAAGTTGGCTAAAACCACAAGTGGTGGCTCTGTGACCTTGAAGGTGGAGAATCCTACAGTATTCGGTGTAGGTGACATCCTGATGATTAATAGCTGTCTTGGCTATCAGGACAATGGTACTGACCGGAGCACATTGATTCCTTTGCAGTTGCGTGTTACTGATGTTGATAATGATGGAAACCCAACTTGCTATGCACTGAACGGTAAGAAGAACAACAGTCGTGGTAATCGTGACATTCCAGAGGATATTGCCGTAGGCACTGTGGTAATGCGACTTGGTAGAGCCGCAGGTGAAAAAGAGGTAGAGACAGGCAGCTACTACTCTATGCCAGACAAGAGCTTCCAGTATTGCCAGCGATTCATCATGCAGGTGGAGGAGTCTCTTATCGACCGTATGAGCAAGACCCAGGTGCAGTGGGACTTCACACGCCAGGAGAAGATGGCTATGGACGATATGCGCCAAGGCCAGGAGCTGAGCGGACTGTTTGGCTATCGCTCTATGTCGAATGGTGGCAAGGATGTAGGTCTTGTTTATACCATGGGTGGCATCTTCTGGGAAGCTGGTAAGGATTTGCAGATTGGACACTGGGAGCCAAAGATGTTTAGACAAGCCGATGGCACTCTAGTTCCTGTAACACACGATGTAACCGTTCCTGATGGTTCTAGCGGTACAAAGGTTGAGAAGAAGCAGGTATATGAATATGTGATTAGCGAGAAGGAGCTGACCCAGTTTATTGCATCCATGTTGAAGGGTGCAGGTAACTCTAGTCGTACCAAGTTGCTCTTCGTGGACAACTTGATTTATCAGGCATTTGCTAACCTTCGTAGCAATAAGCGCATCATCACGCAGACGGAAAAGGACTACCAGGGATGGAAGCTCGACTTCGAGAAGTTTGAGAGCATGGGAACTAAGATTTTCATCTATCGCCACGATGCCTTCAACAGTTGGGGCATGGATGGTAGAGCCTTCTGCTTGGATGCTCGTTATCTCGACAAGTATGTATTCGGAACTTGGACACGAAGAGAGTTTAATGCCAAGGACTTGCTGATTCGCAACACCGCAGGTGTGGTAATGGAGGAGTATAGCTGTTGGGTTCTGACATTTCCGGATGCCCATGCTCGTGTATCTCGCCCTACCTTCACAGAGGACGGTGTGACCGATGAGCAGATTTTGGAGGCTGCTTAATCATCGCAAAGGGAACTGATAGTTTTCTAACATATATCAAAACTCGGGGATAGTTGAGGCTCTAGTAAGGAAGAAAAGCCTCGGACTGGGCTTCGCTATCCCTTCACCCATAAACACAAAAGATATGTATAGATTTGTAGCAAACAGTATGCTCATCTTTGTGGTGACTCTGCCTAGCGGACTTGTGAAGAGCGTGGAGTTTGAGAGGTGCAGTAACAATGCTTATTCTTACCTCACGGACAACAAACAGGTAGCTGACTGCATCAGAAAGCATCCGTTAACGAAGGCTGGACGCATCAAGGATGAGAGCGAACCTGAACCAGAGCCAAAGAAAGCTCTTGATGAGGTAATAGGGAAGGCGATGGACTTGATTGACGATAACGCCATTCGCTTCGAGAATATCACCAAGGCTAAGAACTATCTCCAGAAGACCTTCAAGGTGGATGTAAGGAAACTGAAATCACCTGAGCAGGTGAAGGAGAAGGCTAAGGAGCTTGGGGTTGAAATAGTTTTTTAGTTAATAGTTTATAGTTAATAGTGCCTATGGAAGCATTGATGAGTGACCTTGTAAAGGAAATGCGGCTTGCGTTGGACGAGGTGAAGCATGACGAGCTGAACGATGTCTTTGCCGATGATTCGGACGAGGAAATGAAACAAGCTATCGAGACTGCTGCACAGCAGCTTTTGCTGCAAGCACCACCGCAGATGCTACAGCCCAAGAGGGTAGTGGCATCGCTAAATGAAAGCGGTAAACAAGATTATGATGCCATTCAGACACAATACACTGATGGGCATGGTAGCCTTGTGATACCTGATGATTGGCTGAGGCTGGTGGAGCTGAGGCTGAAAAGTTGGTCTTCCTCGTTGGTGGCTTTGATGGACCCAGGAAGCAAGGAGGCTCAGATGCAAGCCTCTCGATGGACTAGGGGGACACCGCAGAAGCCGAAGGGCATGATAACCGTTTCGCCTACTACAGGAAAGCGAGTACTGATGTACTGGACTGCCGGAAGGTATTCTGCTAACCATGATATGCCTACAAACAAGGTGTATGACCATGAAGTGGAGCTATTTACATACCTTCCTTATCAAAAGGTGAAGGATGTGCTTGAAAAGGATGGGAAAACGGTGAAAGACCAGGAAATCATCCTAGCCCTGACTGACGAGTGCAAGAAGTATCTCATCTATCGTGCCATCTCTATCTTCTTGATAAGTAAGAAGGAGAGTGAACTGGGCGAGAAGTATAACCAATTATCACAAATTTAACAAGATATGGCTAATGATATAGACAAAACAAGTCCTCACTACAAGGGGGAGTTTGGTAGTATCTACGAGGTGAACCAAAAGTTTCCTTCGGGAGGCGTGGAAGGTGACTATGTGGCTATTGATGGTTGGGCGCATTACTGGAATGCGGACAGAGGAACTTGGTGCGTGAACGCTCAGAGGGATAGCTACTGGGATGAGCTTATCACCAATATCATCGAACATTTCAAGACCATCAAGGGTGCTAACTATATGGGGGTGGCTACTACAGACACCGTGCCTGATACTACGGCTGCAAAGATGTTTTATTTTGCGCTGCAAGGTGGAAAATATGCTAACTTCGGAAATCAAGATGTAGCCCAGGGCATCAATGTGCTGCTGACCGAGGACGGTAAATCTTGGACTGTGCAGAGTCTTGTTTCCGTTGCACAGGAATTGGGTGCTAGCACAACTATGCTTGTGAGCCAGAAGGCGATTACGGATGCCATCAATCGCAAGGCTAATACGACCGATGTGGATGAGGCTTTAGCAAAGAAAGCTGATAAGGAAACGATGAACACGGAACTTGCCAAGAAGTTTGATAAAGTTTCTGTTGTTCAGGAAACAGGGACGGCTACAGATAAGGTTATGAGCCAGAAGGCTGTTACGGATAATCTTACAGAGCTGCAAAATACGGTCTTTCCGCTAGAGGTGTCTTTATCCCTTGACAAGCCTTTGCTAGAATATACTGGTAGTGAGCAAAGCATCAAAGCTACTTACTCTATCAAGCGCAAAGGTTCGCCAGTCACGCCTACAGCATTGGCTCTGTCTGTTGATGGTTCTCTTGTTAGTATTGATGTAAAGCAAGCAGATACAGTTACTATCAAGGTGAATAAGGAGGGAGAAACGCAAATCATCCTCACCGCAAAGCATGGCGACCTCGTTAAGTCAGCAACAAGCAAGGTTACGATGGTTCTGCCTATCTATTATGGATTCGGTACAAAGGAAACGGACATAGCCATTGCTGCCAATAAGCTTTCGCCTCGTTTGTCTGCAAGTGGAACTTACGCAAAGACTTCGGCTAAGGACGATGTTAACTTCATTATCCTTGCGCCTAAGACTCTTCCGAAACTTACCAACTTCACGATGGGTGGTGCTCCTTTCGTGGTGGAGACTTTTTCCGTCACTATCAATGGCAAGGACTACTATATGTATAAGAGTGGTGGCGTTTATATGAGCGGAACCACTGTGAGGGTACAAGCAAGTTAAGTTAAACTAAATATAAATTTCGATTATGGCAGATAAATTAAATCCGGCTATAGGTTACATTGGAAATGCCCTGCGTAGTGTGGCGGAAGACCATATTACTACTTTTGCGGAAGATTGCTTTGAAGAGGGTAGGCAAGAATACCAGAGCGATATTAATTCGAGGCATGAGGAATCTTTGCAGCAACTTGACAAGAAGCTGAACAGAAACCTTCTTGCTATTGAATTTGACGATGAGACAGGTGATCTCAATGCCATCATCGGACAAGACTCTACCATCAGCTCTGTATCTACAGATTCAAATGGAAATGTAATCATTGAACAGAATATAATTTAAAAATATTTTTATATGGGCACAACAAAATTAAATATCGGTAAGATTCCTATATCAAAGGGAGAGTACCAGGAGGGTACTACTTACCAGCGATTGAACCAGGTGACCATGCTTGGTTCAACGTACCAGAGCAAGATTGACGACAACACGTCTGCTCCTGCCCAGATGGGAGCGGACGGAGCCGTTGAGAACATCAACACTGACAAGTGGCTTTGTGTTGCGGTTGGAAACGTTTCAGCCGCAAGAAAAGTCGTGTACAATAACGAGACCAGCGGTCTGGAGGCTGGAAACGTGCAGGAAGCCATTGACGAGGTGGGTTCCAAAGTCAGCGACTTATCTAAATTAGTTGATGTATTCACAGTGTCTAGTGATAATAGAAAAACCACTAATATAAAAGGTAAATTTAGAGCAGGAGATAGAATCAGAATAACTTGTGATAATATAAAGATAGAATCTGGTGATGACTCTCCTATTATTGCGGTTTATAGCAAAGGTTTAGCAAATGAATTTGTGGTAAACAATTTAAAGGAAGGAGATTCAAAATATAGTATATATGAATTTACCAATGATATAGAAACTTTTGATGTTTTTATAGGAGAAAAAGTGGATAATAAAAATACATTTGTATCTGTAGATATAAAAATAGAAAAATTAGGAGAAGATTATAATAATTTACAAAAAGCACAAGAGGAATTCAAGAATGGTTTAAGTGATGTATCAACACAAATCGAAAATGCAAATAGTAAATTGACATACCCTGAAAGATTTACTTTAACTTATTCTGATAAAACATACAAGATTAATAAAAAGTTCAAATCTGGTGATGTTATATCTTTTGCATGCACAAATTATTCTATTGAGAAAACAAATGAAAGTGTGTATAACTTAAATGTATTTGACTCTAGCAATACAAAATTATATACTAAAAAGCCAGAAGATGCTCATGATAATATTATCATTCCTTCTGATACTGATTATATAACTGTAGTTTTAGCCTACAATGAAACAGTCACGTCATTTAGCGCAGATGTTTGTATAGCAATAGATGCGCAGGCATCTGCTACAACAAAAAATAGAGTTGATTTAATTGGTGGTTACAGATTCGCTTCACATATTAGTTCAAAAGAAACAAGAAAAATAGAACTTCCTTTTGACTATAAAGCTGGACAGCCTATCACATTTATAATTTCAAATTATTCCGTGAAAGGTTCTAAAGATGCAAAGCACAATATAGCTATATTTAATGTCAGTACACCATTAATGAGTTTAAATGGTAATGGAGAAAAAACTGTTATTTTAGACAAAGACACTGATACACTGTCTTTGTATTTGAGCTATACTGACGAAATTACATCTTTAGAGATGGATGTTGAAGTCTTGTATGGAGCAATGTCTTCTACACATATTGAATATAATAATATCAATTCCGCTATAGACACCAAATCATCCTCATTAATAATGAATGGTAAAATCACTAGTTATGTTAATTCAAATTCTATGTATATAGGTTTGGATATGCCATTTAATGCAGATTGTGTTTTAGATGAATTTGCAATCTCGTGTTATCAGGCATTATCTAAACATATCGGTGAGTCTTTTGAATTTATTATAGGAACAATAGACCAAAGAAATTGGCTATTGCCAAGAATTTCTTTTATGGCTCCTATCTCAAGAGTTGAATCTTACAAAATTTATTTTGATTTAAAAAACAACAAAATTGTTGCCAAGGAAGGAGAAGTGCTTTTTGTCAAAATGCACAATTTATCTGAAAGTAATGTCTTGTGTGGTTTATCCAATGATACTTATGATGAGAGTAAAATTGTTAAATACACAACGGATTTGAATACAGAATTGTCTTCTTATACTGATAGAGGTTTCTCTTATTTTTATTTAAGCTATATTAATGTGAATAGTATATTTTCTTACAAAGAAAATACTGAAAATTTAGAGAAAACAATTGCAAATATTCAGTCGCAAATTGCTAATGATAAAATTTACATAGACGATGTGACGAATAAAAAATATAAGTTAAAAGTTTCAAACGGAAGTATTGTTTTGCAGTCAACAAAGATAGAGAAGATGCTTGTAATAGGACATAGTTTTGTTAAGTATACAAATTCACCTTCTGCAAACTGGTATCTCGACGATGGAGAGAATAGAGCAATGGCTCCTAGCGTTAATGCTCATCAATGGACTGAATTTATTAAGTCAAAACTAAATTGTAGTGTTGATATAAAAGTAGGAATTCAATTTGAAAGAAATTATTCTCCAGACTACAATTTTGCAGCAAATTGGAATGTACAAGATGATTATGATGTTATCTGTGTATATTTAGCTGATAATGCTATATATGGTGATACAATGAAAGAAAGTTGGGAAGCTATGCTGAATTATCTGAAAACTGCTGCACCAAAAGCAAGAATATTCTGTACAGGTAGCTGGATATCTAAGGATACTGAAAAAGCTATAAGAGAAGCTTGTCTGAATGTTTATGGTGTCACTTATACAGATTGTGTCGGTTTATATAGTAAAGAAGTAAATAAATCAACAATTTGGAAAAAGGGAGATTACTATTATGGTAGGGAATCTAGTTATTATCCGATTAATGAGGCTTATCTTCATCCAAATGATGTTGGACATTTAAACATTGCTAATAGGTTTTTACAGTCATTTGGAGAAGACACAATTACTGGGAACACTCATAATATTACTCTCAATCAGAAGAGTGGAGGAACTATTGAAACACCAAATATTATTTGGGTTGAAAATGGTATTGTTACAATAAGATGTAATCCTTCAAAAGGATATGCTATTAATAATGTATCTGTATCAAAAGCAAATGGAGATTCAATTATTTCCACAAGAAGAAGTAACACTATGTTAGATGGTGCAGAAAGAATTTATTACACATTTACGATGCCAAATGAAAATGTTATAGTTACTCCAGAATGGACTGCTATTCAATGAACTCTAAGTAGCTGACTTTATAAATTCTAAAAAAGCTAGGTAGGACATAAGAATCTATCTAGCTTTTTCACATCAATCAATGTTCTCACAGATATACATCGCAAATGAGCGGCAATCTGTGTGACCGGAGGCCTTTCAAAAATAATTTGCTTACGAATTGTTACTTTAGCAAAGTTTAACATTAGAATTTTGCTCAAAATGATTTGGCTTTAGCAAAAAGTTGTAATTTTGTGCCAAATTCTTTAAGAACTATAATTGTAATCAACAATTAAGTAAGGGAGGTTTATCATGACGAAAGAACAAGAAGCCGAAATTCAACGTTTGATTAAGGACATTGATGTTACCGAGTTGATGGAAATGCTGATGAAGCATGGCAACAGATATTCCAGGAGAATCTTGAAGTTCTTCCGGTGGTTCTGTAAGTACGTACCCATTGCTATTATGTGCTTTCACGCTTACGGGATGTGGGATTTCTCTCAGAATCCTCGTGAGATGTTTATTCCCCATAACGAAAATATGCCTTGCTACATATTCATCTATTTTATGTTGTATGTTTTACCGATGGTGATTATCCTTGCAAGCAGGTTCTTTTTCCTTTGCTGGCGGTATCGTATTCCTTTCTTTTACTTTTTCGGAATCAACGCTGCCCACATCGTGGAATGGAATTGGTATACGACTAACGATATGGTTGACTCTTGCTTTACCGTTATGGTAGTGACGGCATTATTCTACATATACGGATTTGCTGAGATGTTTGTCAGCAAGACTAAGATGGGCAGAAAGATTTGCTCCTGATAGAGAATGCTGGAGAATAACAGAGATTTTAGGAGAATAACAGATAAAATAGGAGACTTATGAAGAAGGTACTGAATTATGATACCCTGGGATGGGCATTGAAGGCTTTGAGCGATGCTTGCTTCAAGGCTGCAGAACAGAAGAAGAATGGGGAGAAGATTACGGCTTGCGGAATGAGCGATGATGATCTGGACAATCTTTGTGAGCAGATTCCGTTCATGCTGAATCCTTATATGACTGCCGGCCAGGTGAAGAAGGAGGCGCATATCAGCGAATCTACTCTAAGAAGAGCTATCGCTGATGGGGAACTGGAGAGCGTGGGGAACGCTGGGGACCATTCTCATTTCTTTAAGAAATGGGATGTTAAGGAGTTTATCAAGAAAAGACTGAAAAGAAACAAGAACTAAGCCCTATCGCAACACGGATAAGCGATATGATATGCAAGAAATATATTTTATGATTGCTATGACCGTAATCTTTACGGTGTTTATCACTGGTGCGTTCATCCACCTTATTTGCTCTAAGATGTATAAGAAGATGCCAAGATGGACGTTTGTATGGATAGCTGTTTTCACCATTATTATATGGATTGGTGATATTATGGCTTTTTCATCATTTCTGATGAATTAAATGGTAGGCAAGAGAGAGGCGAGAGATTGCTTCTCTCTTTTTTATGCTCTAAAACATACAATTTTTGCCTTAAATTATATACAATTATATACAATATTCTTGCGAAAATATATATACGATGGTTTTGATATGGGTCTATGTCATGTTAAAACGTTGATAATCAGTTGATAAAAGAATTTTTGATAGAGTTATTAAAGAATTTGCCAGTTCCTCGTATCTTTGCACACGTAATCGGTTACATGTGAGTATAAACAGAATGTACAACTTTTATTTCTTTAGGAATTATGGCAGAAGAAGTAATTAAAACAACCTCTTGTTGCAACGATGCAATGATGGGTGGTTTGCTTGGAGCGATGGCAAATC